TTTCTCCTTAAGTTCCGGGTCTGACGCGGGCACGACAACGGGAGGTTCCTTTTTAGGGGTAACCTTCACTGGAGCCGCTTTCGCTTTCGCCATGCGGCGAGCATCTGCGCGCGCCAAATGCGCACGCATGATTGCCTCCAGTTCCTCGTCTGATGTGTCTCCTCCGCTTTCAAACTTCCCTCCTTTGGGTAGTTGGGGGCCGTACTTCTTCTGCGCATGCTTGATTGCATCTTTAAACTCTCCCGAGTGTGCAGTCGTTCGCATGGTCATTCCATACAGCCGTTTGTTCATGTACTCTTCCACCTGGCGTTCCTCCTCCTCCTCTGTAAACTCCTGATCGACGACTGAAAAGTCATCGTTGTCAGCAAAATTACGAGCGGCTTGGTCAGCCTGGTAAATGTCGAATGCTCCTGCAAATCGAGCTTGCCCGCGCGCCATGGCTTCAAAAGCCTGCAACGCTGCGAGTTGCTTAGGGGTCAAAGTCTCTTCGACAATTTCCCCCTTGCGCTTAACTTGCGTGAGATAATGCAGTTTAACCGCATGGGACTGACCAATCATGGTCCCACGTGGTTGCGCGAACTTCTCATAGATAATATGATAACCAGCACATTGGATTCTGTTTCCAGAAAGAAATAGGACCGCGGTTCCGCAATCCCCGGCCTTGTAGTCAGCGTGGACAATCATCCTAGATGCGTCTTCACTACTGCACTCAGCTGTTCCTGTAATCATGTAAACCAAACGCTGCGCCCCCGTAGGAGCTGCTCGCGATACGTATGAAACAACCTCACCTTGTGAGTGAAAGTTGCCGATTGTCAAACCACTCGGTTGCAGGAACCCCACATAGTACGTCGGTAAGACGACACAGTAATAGTCCGGGCCAGGGCTGACAGCTGCTTGCTGCCAGTCATCGATATTGATCGTCACAGGTGAATTCGAATAGATGCGCGCGATGCACACATAATTGGCAAAATCGTCTCCGGCTGCTTTTGCTTCCAGCTTGACGCGGCTAACCACATGATGTGGCATCTTGGCCACGAACTCTCCCATCCATCTAACGATGGTGGCGAATCCGTATTCGCTAACTTCTCCTTTCTTGTTCTTGTAACCGATCGCAATCTGGTTGTTCGCGATTATTTGTGGCACTTTACTACCCTCAATCGCGAACACCTGACCAGTACCAGTTGGGCCCTCATTGACGAGTGAGCCACTAGTACCTGCTACGTTGATTGTGGTACTTCTCTCGACAGAGACTGGCTCAAACACCTCCACTCGCGCGGGGGCATAAGTCCATGACCACTTGTTGACAAATCTAAAAGTCCAGAATTTAATAATCCAGACGATTGGAAATCTCCACAGCCGAAGTAACCACGTCTCGCAGCGGAATCCTACTGGAAATCCTCTGGCCTGCAAGACGTAGTACACGCGTTTCACTCCGCGATAGAGAAGCTGCACCATCCACACTTCTAGGGTGAACACTATAGCAGTGCCCCATAATTTCATGTAGTAGCTAACCTCTCCATCCGAGTCAACGCGCGCGATGGAGAACGGAATAAGTCCCGTTGATGCCTGGACAAACAAATGCCATAGGCGACCAACCATATCACACAACCACTCCCACTGACCTCCAACCACAAATAAAGTGGCCGTCCAAGTCGCGCTCACGTAGTCTTTAGCCACGTAGCAAGGGTGTAGTATAGTCTCTGACCTCAAAGTGAACAGCGCTTCACGCTGCTGTATCTGAGGGGGATCTTCCATTTGGAACTGTGGCTTGACTTTCTTAGGATCATCCACTTGAGCTGCGGCAGCCTGAGCGGCCACCATCTCCAAGAGCAGCACGCGCACGCGTGCCAACTCTGCCTCGAGGTTCTCCACTCGAGGACTTATAACTTCGCCGTGAGGCAACGTTTGCTTTGTATCTTGCGACGGTCCCGG